ACCGCGGCCAGCAGGCGGAACAGTTGCCCGGCCGCGCCGGCTTCGGGCGGCACGATGTCGTAGTGCGGCTGAGTGATCTCCCGGCCAGTCTCCGGGTCGGTGCTGAAGCGGACCTTGCGCTGCCAGCCGGCATCGCGCATGGCGCGCGCGGCGTTCAGCTCGGCATTCGAGATCGGCTGGTTGGCGGCGACCTTGGCCAGGATCTTCTCGGCCAGTTGGTTGAAGTTGTTCTGCGCAATCGGCGCCGACTCGATCGGATTCGGCTGGGCCAGCGGTGCCGCGCCGGACTCCATGATCCGGTCGCCCGGCCGCAACCGGATCGGTGTGCCGTCGACGGCGGTCCGGCCGCCATTGAGCGAGGCATAGCCCTGGCCGGTGGACTTGCCTTCGGCGTCGACGACGACAAAGTTCTGCGCGTTCGGGGTCTTGGATTCCTCCGCGGTCGGCCACCGGCCGGTGGCCTGGAACTGCTGTTCGGCGCGTCGCCGCGGATCGGTCGGCATGCCGGCGGCAGCGACCTCGCCGTGCGTCACTTGCGGCGCCCACTTCGATGGGTCGTTCAATAGTGTCGCCCGGATGCCGGCCTTGGCCGCTTCCGCGCGCGCTTTGGCTGCCGCTAACGCCCGCGGGTCGATGAAGGATTCCTGCACCGTGGTTGGCGGCAGGAAGATCTCGCCAGGCTTGGTGGTTGGGTCTTCCGGGTTGACTGGCCCCTGGTTCTCCACCGAGACGTCGCGCATGCTCGGCGCCACGGTGGCTTCCGGCACGGCGGCGACGCCGGCTTCGCTGGCCTTCTGCGCGGCATCCCACTTGGCCTGCTCGCGGGCGCGCTCTTCGCGCACCTTCAAGATCCCTTCGACCGCGGCGGTATTGTGCAGCGCCACGCCAGGCGCGGCGTTGATGCTCTTGGCCAAGCCGGTGGCCCAGTTGCCCCACCACGGATCCTGGACAAATTCCGAACCCATCAGGCGCTCCCCATGTTTTTGGCTAGCGCGTTGCCGAGGCCCTGTCCGGCGATCTGCGCGCCGGCTTGCGCCAGGCCACCGGCGGCGCTACCGCCGCCGTGCTGGACGATCTTGATCGGCTCGACCGCCTTGGCGATGTTGTAGGCCGAGAGCGAGCCAGCGCGCTCGTTGCCGGCCAGGCGGATGTCTTGGCCTGCGGTATTGAAGATGCTGTTGGCGCGGTTGGTCAGGCCATACTGCGAGCCGCCATAGGACTGCACATCGGCCAGCGCGGCAATGCGCTTGCGCGCCGCGATCGCCGCCTGCTGGATGTGGCCCTGGATTGCCGAGCGCATCTCCTGGGAGCCATTCAGCTGGCCGGAGAACATGGCGCCGGCGAGCGCGTTCGGATCGCCCTTGGCCTGGTTGGCCAACTCCTCCGGCGTCAGCGCCGTGGTTAACCGCTTGGCTTCATCCTCTTGCGCCGCGGTCTGCTTGCCGGCGCTCAACTCGTCGAGCGAGCCTTCGCGCGCGGCTTCAGCGTTCTTGCGCAGGCTCTCGTCGCGCTGTGCGTATTCCTGTGATTGCCGGCGTTGGTAGGCGACCCACTGATCATTGGCAGCATTCTGCTGGTTCGCCATATCGGCTTGCTGCTGCATGTTGTACATCGACATGCCGATCGAGAAGCCCAGGCCAATGATCGAGATCGGGTCGCACATGAGTTAGCTCGGCGTGTTGGTGATGTTGCCTTGCCCGCGGCCGCTGGCAGCGGAGAGCAGTCGGTTGTTTTCGGATTGGCCAATCACTGGCGCGACCGCCGATCCCAAGCCGATCGCAATCGGCTTGAACATGTCGCCGAGCGCGCTGACATTCGGTTGCGTCAGCTGCGCGTTGCCGGCCGAGTTGGCCGCGGTGTTGGCGGCGACGGTCGGATCCTCGGTGGCGTAGAGCTGGTTGTAGGCTTGCTGCTGTTGCGCGGCGATGCTCTTGCGCAGCTCGGCCGTGTCGGTGTCGGCCTTGGCGCGCAGCCCCGCTTCGTTGACCCCCAACTGCTCGGTCAGCTTGTTCTGCACAAAGCCGGCCGCGCCCGATCGCAGCAACCCGGCTCGCGCCAGGTCAGCTTCGGAGGTGCGCTTGGCCTCGCCGTACTGGCTCTGCAACTGCGGCAGCGTGTAGTCCAGCCCGGCCTTGCGATACTTCTCATAGAAGGGATCGCCGAAGTTCTCGGCGCCGAAGATCGAATCGATCGCCGTCTTGCCCTGGTTGAGCCGGGCCTGGCGCAGGTTCTCTTTGTCCTTGGCCTCTTGTGCCTGCTGCATTTGCAGCTGCACGGCCTGGTTATTCGATGGTCCGCTTCCGCCTTTGCCGCCCATGTCGTCACCTCATACTTGCGCGTTTGGATCGATCGGCGCCTGCTTGCCGTAGTCTGCCCAGAACCCCGGCGGCGTCAGCACCGTCTTGGCGGCTAAAGCACCAGTGTCTGGGGTAGTCTCGGTGCCGGACACGCCCTCGCCCGGCACGGTCAGCGGATCCGGTTTTGAAGTATCTTCGGGTTTTGCCGTGGCATCGGCCGCCGCCTTCTTGACGTTGATGTTCGACTGGTAGCCGGACATGTCGACCGGCGCCGTGTTCTTCAGCGTCTTCTCGGCTTCCTCCAGCGTCGAATAGCCCGACGTGTCAGGAGGGGGATTGTAGTAGTTGCCGCCGCCGCCGCCCTTGCCGCCCATGACTGCTCCTACTTGCTTATGCTGATATTGCCGAGAGTGTTGTTTTTCGCTTTCGGTTGGCTCAGCCAATGTGCCGGCGGCGGTAACAGGGTCGACGCCAACTTGTCGCCGGTGGTGATCGGTATTGGACCGATCGGGCCGCCGGCCGAGATCGCCGGGCCGAGCGGCGCAACCGGCGGCGGAGGAGCAGCTGGTGCTGCCACAGGCGGCGCGACCGGCGCCGGCGGCGCCATATACGTCGGTTTCATCGGCAGGTTCAGTGGCGCCTCTGGTGCTGGCGCTGGTTCCGGCGCTGCCGTCCAGCCTGGCTCACCCGCTCCCCAGTGGTAGTTACCGCCTATGTCAGTCCATGGCATGGTTACACCTGTCCGGTTGTCTGCATGCTGCCGGAGCCGTTGAGGCCCGGAGTTTTCAATTGGTCGGTCCACATCGCCGGCGCCATGACCGTCTGCGCCAGTTTGCTGCCGGTGTCTGGCGTGGTGGTGATTTTGCCGTCGGTGGCCTGGCCCGGTGAGATCGGCTCGCCGATCGGCCCCTGCGCCTGTGGCGCCATCGCCGCGGCCGGTGTCGGCGCAACTTCCGGCTCAGGTGCGGTCATGGCCATTGGTTCGGCTTCGGCCGCCGCCGCTGCCGCGGCCGGCGCCGGTTGCTCTTTGTCCCAGCCCCAGCCGTTCTGTCTTGCCAGCGGCCCCCAGGTGATCGCGTCACCGCCGGGAGGTGCGCCGCCTGAACCTTTGCCACCCATCACAGTGCCTTTCGAAAAATCATGCCGATCGGCTCGGCGCCGAAGTGCCGGCCGACCATGTTCATCAACGAGTTCTGCTCTTTCATGCCGGAGCAGATTGGGAAATTCATCACCTTGCAGCCGTCGGCGCGGGCCATGTCGATCGCCATGCCGACCAGCCGGCGGCCCAAATCAGTGCGATGATATTTCGGGCTGGTGTAGGTTTCGTCCATCACCGCCATCGGATCGGAGAACACACCGTACACATGGTAGGAGCAGATCCCGACCAGCTTGTTGTCGTCGCGGGTATCCAGCGCGATGGCATACATCGCGAACGGGGTGCCGAGCGCGTGGGCTAGATAGATCCGGGTCCGTTCATGGTGGAAATTCAAATAGCGCGTCCAAATTGACCGCGCGAAAAATTGACCGAGAAAGTCGGCGATCATCGTCGCGTCAGCTGGGTCGGCCACTCGGATATTAATGTGCGGTGTGCGCACAGTCCGCTTGGGCCGCTTCAGCTCGGTTACCGCCATATTCATCCGCCAGCCACCTATACGAAACGAAGTCCTCGCCTTCAGTGCCGTAGCCGGACAACACGCCTTCGGCCTTGGCGCCAATAAGAGTCATGAACCGCCGCACGTCATCGCGCCGCAGAAGTGCCGCCGCCTCGACGCGGTGGATCCCTAAATCAATTAACAGCGGCAGCACGAAATTGCGGATCTGCCGCACCATTGGTAGCACGGCGCGGCCCCAATCGTCAGTGCCGAAGGCGAATCCAGCGCAGACGCCCTGGCGCTTCTGGATTGCGCCCCACACCGAGATCGGGCCGTGGTCGAGGCTCCAGGCGCAGAACGCAAACATCTTGAACCGCATCAACTGCGCAGCCAGTCGCTCGATATCGGTGCCGGCCGCGGTCATCTCCGCAGCGTCGTCCTCGCGCAGGCGCCACAACACGTCCTGAACCATGCTGCGATCGGCGACGGCGATGTTGATCATCCCGCCTCTCCGGTCTGGTAATGCACCACCATGTTCGACAAGGTCTGCGGCCCAAGCTCCTGCGAGCGCAGTCGCATCGACATATGGGTCGAGCGGCCGTGGATCTCGATCTTGCCCTGCATGAAAGTCGGCCCGTTGAACTCGCCGACGTAGTCCTCGACCTCAGGATCCTCGATATTGAATGCCACCGACACCTGCCAGGGAATGCCGGTGCAGGCGGCATCCAGTCCGGTGAAGGTCTTGGCCGTGGCCGCACCCTCGCCGGCGTGGAATGGAAACACCAGCTCGACCGGGCAGTCGTCGTAGACAGGCCCGATGTCGGAGATGCCGCCGTAGGCATAGACTTTGTTTTGATCGTCGCGCACCACCACCCGGTTCTGGTGCAGGCAGGCGGCGGTGATGACAAAGCCGGCGTCATACTCGCTCCAAGCGGTGATCTTCGGTCCGGGAAACGCACTCAACACATAGATCTTCGACGTCATCGGCGCGTCGTCGTCGGCCTTGGTGCCGGCCATGATGATCCAGAATCTTCCGGTTACCGGCTGCAACAGCGCGATGGTGCCGCTCATCCAGTCCGGCCCCATGGCGCGGAATAGATCCTGGAGCAGCGGGTCGAGCGGCGAGCCGATGTCGGACACCGCCGCGGCCAGCGAGCTGTTGCGAGCGCGCAAGCTGCGGATGCCGGACTGCGACAGGTACATCACGTCGCCGGAGCCGTATTGCATGACGCTGCGCCAGGCGGTGGTGCCGGCCTGGCGCAAGGTCTGCACGTATGTGTTCTTGGTGAAGTCCGGGTCCATGATCCAGAGCTGCACCGCGGTGCTGCTGAAGATCGCCAGCTTGTCGTAGTAAACCTCCAGCGCCACGCTGTCGGTCATGTCGCTGTCGCCCATCGACAAGTCGATGAAGTTGGTCGGATCCGGCGGCGCCATGCCGGACCAGTCGCCGGCGTTGCCGATCGCCGAGAAGTACAAGATCGACCCCTCGACCGTGTACATTTTGTTCTTGTAGGTGCGGCAGTAAAAACCACGCGCCAGCGGCAGATCGAGGCCGTCGTAGTAGCGGCCGACATTGCCGGCAGCGTCCTTCCACAGGATCACAAACACCTTGTTGTCGAACAGATCGTAGTCGACGACCTCGTAGATCGTGGTGGTCTGCTGGCCCAACACGCCGATCGACCAGGTGCCGGCTGGCGGCTCGACCTTGTAGGGGCCGTTTGGCCCGAAGGCGTAGAGCTTCTGGTTGACCTCGACCAGGCCGCGGCTGGCTGGGTCGACGTTCCAGAACGGCACGAAGGCCATCCGCTTCTCGATCTCGCCGCCTGGCGTGACGTGAGCGTTGACCATGCTGCGCAGCGTCCCCGCGGGCGCGGTCAGCTCAGACCTGCGTAGATCCAACCCGGCGGCGAAGTCGGTGATTGTGAAGTACGGCAACTACGCCCTCCATCAGCCGGGCATGTAGTCGATGTAGGGGATGCTGCGGCTGTGCTTGTCGGGGTCGTTGCCGCCGCGATAGTTGCCGCCCATGTTGTAGTTGATGCGCTTGTCGGCGCCTTGGTCGGCCAGGATCCGCCGCAGCGCATTCTGCGCCTTGGTCAGCTTCATTGGCGCAGCTTCCGACTTCTGCACCGCCAGGATCTCAGCGGCGGCAAACAGCACGATCACCTTGGAATCGAGGATGCAGCTGTCGGTCGGCGCAATGAGCGGCGACAGCGGCGCCTGGCCTTCGAACCGCAGCATGTAGCTGAGCGTCGGATGCTGGACGTTGTCTTCCGGCACCGGCAGCAACTGGAACTGGCCGACCGGGTTGGTGATCGGCGTAGGTCCAGTGATGTCAACCGAGGCGACATTGCTCCAGCGCATCGGCTTGCCGAACTTGGTCGGGCCGAGATGCATCATGAACGACTTGATGCCGTAGACCAGCGGCTCCCAAGCAGACGCCGCGGTGATCTTGCTAGGGTCGCCAGTATCGGCGCGGGTCACCTGCGAGATGTAAACCCGCACGATTTGGTCGAACGCCATTTCCTTTGGGTAGGAGTAAACCGACTGACCGCCGACCAGCGGCACGTCGGTCCAGATCTTCAGGTGCTGCCAGTTATAGGCGTCCCACAGCTCGCGCTGCTGGCGCGCCAGGATGATGTCGATCGTGTCCTGTGCCTGCACCCCCTGCTGGGGGTTGAGCGACGTGCCGGTTTCGGCCCGCAGCTCGCGGCGCAGCTCCAGCAACGTTACTCCAAGCGGCACTAGCTCGCTTCCTTATGCTCCGGCTGCGGGGGTGGCGGTGTGCGACGGCCGCGCGGCGACGGCTTGAAGATCGGCTCAAGCTGGGTCTTGGCCTTGGCGACCTCGTCCTCGCCGTCGTCATCGTCCTCGTCGTCGCCATTGCCGTTAGTGATCGCCTTATGCTTAACCTCGGCCATGCTTTCCATGTGATATGGCAGCGCCGTGTCCTCGGTCATCATGTAGTCCATGCGGAATGCCCGCCCAGGAAAACAAGCTTCGACGACCTTGTAGCCGTAGATGCTCATCAGTCGGTTTTTCTCTTCGGTCGGCCACACCTGGCCGAGGCTGACCGGCATGATGTCCATGACGTTCTCGTCGCCGTGCAGCGCCTGCAACACTTGGACCTCCGGCCAGGTCACCGGGTTATGCTCGCCGTAAATCACCGTGTGGCAATTCTGGCCAGCCAGGTTGACCTTGCAGGTGCAGTACTGGATTTGTTTGCTCATGTTGGTTCCTTGTTGAATGATCGGGACGCGCAAGCGCAAATCTTGCGGAAATCGCTCACGCGCCCCAACCGCTCCGATCAGGCGATATCCATAACGACAGCGCCGTTGAGGCGCCGCGCACAGAGCTGCCCGGTCGAAGTGAGCGCGCGATAGATCACATACTTGTCTGGCGCCCGCTCCGGCGAATGCTGGTGACGCCACTCGTCTTGCATGGCGACCAGGAAGATGTCGCGGCTATCGAACCAATAGCAACGCTTGGACTTGCCGAGCGCATCCAAGGTTGGATCGTATTCGAAGTCCGTGCCCATGTAGGAGATCTGCCCGACCGAGATATCCTTGCCGGCCGAGAAACCCTGCATGGAGTAGTTGCCGTTGGCGCGCAGCTCGCTCTCCAGAGCGCCGAGCCAGTCACTTCCACAGAATCCTGTGTTGGGCTTGGCACCGAACTTGGTGAGCTGGCGGTATTCCGATTGCAGCTTGGTGATCAGCGCGCCGCCGTTGGAAGCATTGGAGGTGAGCGGACCGCCACCCCAGGCCGCCAGCGCCGGGGTGCCGGTAACGGCCGTTCCCATTGCCGAGGGATAGGCGCGGTTTCTCCACCACGGCTTCTGCGCCCGGTTGATGCCAGCGACAATGCCTGTGGTCGGATCGTCGGTGACCAGGGCCGCCATACCGGCGAGCGCCTTGGGATCGGCCGCGCCGTTGGTCCACAGCAGGTTATTCATGCCGCGGGCGTATTGCTCGCTGACGTCTTGCAGGGCGTCGGCCAGCAAGCCGACCAGGACGGTGTCGTCGCGACCGGAATGCTCGCTGACGTCGTCCATATCACCGCTGTCGTTTACGGTAATACCATCGGTCTTCAGCTCACTATGCGTGAGCATGATACCCAGATGATGCTCCTTCCACGGGAACACAGCCTGAGTAAGGTTGGCCGGCGTGTAGTAGGTGACCGTGTCGGCCAGCTCGTAGCCTTTGAGCTGATCGTCGGTGCCAGGCGCGGCAGTGTTGCCGAAGTCGCCCTTGACCGAAACGATGATATTGCCCTTGCCGCCGGGGAAGGTCTTCTTCTTCGATTCCATCATCGCCAGGAGCGGCTTCTCGGCGATCGCCTCTTGAAATGCAGTCCCCTTGTTCATCCACCAGTCGAGAGCGGCGGTCGTAATGTGCGCAAGCAGCGGTGCAGTGTAGACGGGCATGGCAGCCTCTCATCAATTAGAGGCGTGGCGCTCCTTCGCGAGCAAATCGGACTGCTTCCAACAGCGTTTTTGCTTCGGGCGCCGCACCTGCGGTTCTTCCGGTGCTGCTCGGAACGCGCGACGTGGCTTGGCGCTGGGGGCCGGCCCAAAGCTTGTACTGCTCATTGACGCGACGATACGCCTCTTGAGCAAGTTGGACGCCATTCTCAGGCGACCGCGGTGGACCGTATTCCTTCGCTAAGGCCAACATCGTGGACTGAACAGCGGGTTTTTTCGCCGCATAGCGGGGGTCCGATCCAATAACATTCGCTTCCCAGAGATTGACGGCTGCCGCCACCTGATCTGCCAAAACCTTCTGCGATGACAACTGCTGGTGCTGTTGCAACGCCGCCTGTTGACGGGTCGCGTTGGTCTGCGCCATCGCCCGGTCCATGCGCTCTCGCGAGTACAGGGCCGCGGCTTGCGTCGTCATCTGACCCTGCTGGACCTGCTGTTGCAGATCCGGCGGCAGCGAGATGCCGAGGTACTCCTCGCACAGCTTCATGTAGGGCGAGCAGCCCGCATGAAACCGAGCAAAGTCACCACGGCGCATCGCCGCCATCAGGTCCAGGCCAAAGGTAAAATCATCCTGACCGATGTCGTGGTCACGAAGATACTGCTCTACCTTGGCCGCCATGGTCGCGCCCGGCGTCAGGCGCTGAACCTCGTTCGCCAATTTCTGGCGCTGCGCGTTCAGCTTCTTGAAGCGTCGGGTCGCGGTCTTGGAATATTTGGCTAGTTCTTCAGGTGTCGCTTCGTCCGGCAACTCCGGCTCGCTATCGCGATCGGGCTTCCTTGCGACTCGGGTTGGCGACTCCCCTGTACCGTCAGCGTCTCCATCGTCGTCCGGGCGCAGCTCGCGCACTGCACTCCGAACGCCATCTAGAAGACTACTTCCGGGACCGCCGGCATCTGGTGTACCTGGCGAAAGTACATTATCGACGGACGAGTCTGCCGCGGTGGGCAGATTCTTGTCGTCTTCAGCCATAATCTGAGTTCTCCCCGGCGCCGCGCGGGCGCCTGTTACTGACCTTTACGTCAAATCACCAGCTTTGTCATCATGCCGGCATCCCCGGCATTTTGACCTGCTGTGGCATCGGATGCGGTCGGCCTGGCGGCGCGCCTGCCAACGTGGTCTGCGCGTCCGGCGCCGACGGTGGCGGGGCACCACCAGCGCCGCCATCCGGCGCATTGACCGCACCTTGCGGACCCATGGCCGCGCCGGCGCCAGCACCGGCGCCAGGCGCGGTTGGGCCGGCGCCACCAGACATAGCACCGTTCATCGCAACGATGCTCGGCAACGCGGACTTGAATGCTTCGGTCAGGTCGAGCCGGTCGTCGAGCCTTCGCAGCGTTTCCTTGGCCAAGAACTCCGGGTCGATGCCGGGAAGTTGAATGAGCAGCGGCATCAGCCGCTGCGCGTTGGCGATCTCTTGCGCCTGGTTCGGCCGGCCCATGGAGCCGGCTTCGATCTCCAGCAAGATCTCGTTGGCGATGTCCTGGGCGATCGGCTCGGCCGGCCACACGGCGCCGGGGCCGACGATCTTTTTGACGCGCTCCTGGCTCATCTCGCGCAGCATGATCTGGCCGCCGTTGCGGGCCAATTGCGTCAGGATATCGTTGAGGTCGTCGATGTTGGATCCCATCGATGTCATGCGCGAGCCTTCGGCGATCTGCGCTTGCGTGGCGGTGGTATTGCTGGTGCCACCCAAGTTTGCTTCCTGGATGCCGGTGGTGCGCAAAATATCTTCATACACCGGGTTCACTTCGTACAAGTTCGGATCGATGCCAGGGCCGGCATAAGGTTGAAGAAGTTGTTTGATGTCCTGATTCGGCTGAAGCGCGTTCAGCTCGATCACCGCGTTGGGTTCGCGGTTGGTGACCTTCTCAAGATCTTCCTCGTCGAGCGACCCCGCAACCACGCCGATAAACGGGCGCCCGGCGATGCGCTGTTCCTTCAAGCCTTCGCGGCAGCGATTGTATTCGAGCTGCATGTCGCGCATCAGCCTGACATCGCTCGGCGGATACAGCTCGTCCTCGTCCTCGACTGAATTGAAGATCAAGCCGTACCAAGGATAGAACCGCTCGTTGTAGATCTCCGGGCTGGATGGCTCGCGCAAGAACTCGGTGTAGCCGTCGCAGACTGTGTAAACCAAACCATCCTTGCGGTTGTAGATCTCCCAGACGATGGCGTTCGGCTCGCCGCGGGTTTTGCCCTTGTTGTTGTTCGACCAGTCGGTCGCCTTGCTGGTGTCGACGTCGCTGTCGTCGGAGCCGTACTCATTGCAGTTGCCGCGAACATCGACGTTGTAGATCTCTTCGATCTCATCCATCGACAGCAAATATTCTTCGGCCACCCAATCGGCCGCCACCCAGTTTTTGATGTCGACGCACTTGATGTCGGGGATGATCCGGGTCGACAGTGGGAAATCGAAAGTCAGGCCCTCGCGCACCACCGCGCCTTGCTGCTTGATCAGATCCTGGAGCAGCAACCGGATCTGCTCGGCTTCCATGTCGTCATGCTCGGTGATGTTGTCGGTGGCGTCGGCGGCCAATCGCTGCAAGGTGGCCAGCCGCTCATTGGCGTCGGCAATACCCTTCTCCAGATCGGGCCGGACCTGCATCACCCGCTCGAATCCTAATTTGATATAAGCCACGCCATTGGTGACGGCGCGCCGCACCGTCATCTTCAGCATGCTCTTGAACGGGTGCGGCTGGTTGTCGACCTCGTAGGCGTACAAAAGCTCAAGCGTCTGGGCGAGCTTGTCCATCATCAGGTTTTCGTTTTTGACGCGGGCGGCGTCCATCATGATGTCCATGCCGCTGCCGACCGCTTGCGCGATCATCGGCGAGCCGGGCGGCGCCATGGCGTTGGCGGCGGCGCCGGCCGCGGCCTGGCCGAATTGGTCGCCCAGCCCCTGCGGCTGTTGCATCGAGCCGGGGGTCCGGTCGGCGGTCGCGGCGCCAAACGCGCCAGAGATCGAGTTCATCGACGGCGACGGCATGGTCGCCGGATTAGGCGGCATGCCGCCGGCCATCAGCATGCCGACGTCGGGCGGTTGGCCGGTGGCCATCGGCATCATGCCCTGAACCGCGCCACCGGCGGCGCCGGCGACCTGGCCCAGCATGCCGGGTGGTATGCCGGGCATGCCGCCTGGCGCCATCGGGCCGGCGCCCATGGCGCCGGCAGCCTGGGCTTGCTGCATCATCATCGCCGCCGAGGCCCTCAGCTGGTTCAGGGTCGTCTGGCTTTCGTCCCAGGAGGT